CCCGAGCGCTCCGCCGCTCGCGCCGGTCGCCCACGCGTCCTTGCGGCCCCCGAGCCCGGAGGGGTAGCCCGCCTCGTCCATCATCCGGCGCGCCTCGCGGATGCGGCTCACCGCGGAGAACGCCTTCCCCTGCGCGTCGGTCAGCTTCACGCCAGCGGGGCCGTCCTCGAGCGCCGGAGCGTCGCCCGCTCCGGGCGCGGGAGAGGTCCCGGGCGCGGGCGGGCTCGCGACGCCGGGCCGCGCCGGCGCGGTCTCGCCCGTCTTCTTGTTGTAGCGGACGAGCCCGCCCATGACGGGATCCGCCACGATGGCCCAGGCGTCCTGATCGAGCGCGGCGCGGCGGAGCCCCTCGCTGGAGCGGTTCGACCGCTCGCGCTCGGTCTGCTCGCGCTGCCAGCGCCCCGCCTCCACCTCCGCCTCGCGCGCCCGCTGCGCGAGCTGCTGCCGCGTGAGGAGCCGCGCCTGGCGCTGCCCGCCGAGCTCGGCCGCGGCGCGCTCCGTCTCGCCGGCGTCGCCGACCATGCCGCGGCCGACCGGGGAAAGCACCTTGTCGCCGGTCGCCTGGAACGTCATCCCGAGCGAGCGCTGCCCCTGCATCGCGCGCGCGAGGGCCTGCGCGTACGCCTCGGCGTCCGGATCCTCCCCCAGGAGCAGCGGATACAGGTTCGCCATCGCCTCACCCCCCGAACTCGTACCCGCCGGCCCACGGCCCGGGCTGCTGCTGCGCCGCCGGCTGCGCGGCCGGCTGCTGCGGCGCCGCGAAGCGACGGTTCATCGCGTCGATGAGGGCCTGGAGCTGGGCGCCGCCCTGCTGCTCCTGCGCCTGGCGCTGCCGCTCGGCGACGACCCGCCCCTGCGTCTGGCGCTGGAGCGTGTCCCCGTAGCCCCGCTCCGCCTGGCGCATCTGGCGCGCGCCGAGCGCCCGCTGCAGCGCCGCGCCCATGTGCTCGAGCGGCGACGAGGCGACGTAGGCCTGCCCGACCTGGCGGCCCTGCGGCGTCGGCGCGCTCATCATCCCCTCGCCCTGCTCGCGCTGCGCCATGAGCATCGCCTGCTCCTCGGGGATCGCCCCGAGCGCGACCATCATCTGCAGCTCTTCGTTCGTCATCGCGTTGCCTCCAGGAGCCCGCCGTAGTCGACCATCCGGTAGCCGTCGGGGTGCATGCTGACGAGGTCGGGGCGGACCTTCTCGAGGTCCTGGGCGATGACCCCGACGCCCTCGCCGCTGCCGTCCTTCCACTTCCACCGCGCCCACGGCACGCCGGGCAGCGCGTCGACGTCGAGCCGCTCGATCTCGGTCTTGAGCGACTCGTCCGAGCGCGACATGAGGTACGCGGAGCCGAGGCTGGAGGCCCCGCCCATCTTCGAGTTCGCGCCCGCCTGGTCGATCCCGTACTGCTGCAGCGCGCTCGAGTACTGCTGCATCGCCGCGGCGAGGCTGTTCTCCTCGTCGGACTGGCCGGCCGCCGTGAACGCCGGCGCCGTGCCGATGCCGCGCAGCTGGTTGAGCTGCTGGTACGGCGCCATGCGAGCCGCGAGGTTCTGCGCGAACGTCGCCGCGCCCGCCTGCGTGCCCTGGCCGATCGCGCCGTTCATGGCGGAGCTGTAGGCGTCGTTCCGCTCGCGCCCGAGGTTCTCCATCGCCGTCGCGTACGCCTGGTCGCCGCGGCCGAAGCCCTCGTTGGCGAGCTGCGTCTCGAGTGCGCTCGAGCGCTGCGTCCACTGCGGGTCGAGCCGGGAGGTGGACTGCGAGTAGGCCGCCTGGATGGCCTGGTCCCGGGCCGCGTCACCGGTCATGATCGGCTCGCCCGCCTCGGCGGCGAGCCGCCGCTGGAGCGCGTCGGACGCGGCCGTGAGATCGCGCGAGAGGGAGGTCGTCTGCGTCCAGTTGCCGTCCGCGTCCTGGGTCCACTGGGTGGAGCCGAACGGGCCGTTCTGGTTCGGCCGGTTGGCCTGCGTCTGCTCGGCGACGGCCGCGCGCGACGCCTCCGCCTGCGCCTCCGCCGCGCCGGCGAAGTCGGGCGCAGCCGGGGGCTCTCCGCCCTTCGCCTGACCGGCGGGGCTCAGCGGGTTGTTCTCGCCCAGGATGCCGCCCAGGTGCTCGCTGCTCGTCGGATCGAGGAACCTGCCGGTGCTGCCGCCCATTAGGCCGCCCTCCTCATCTGTCGCGGGATCCAGCGGCACTCCTCGCGCCGCATCTCGAAGAAGTGGACGTCCACGCCGGGCCCCGCGTAGTCGCGCCCGACGTAGACGAGCCGGAAGCCGAAGCTCTGCGCGAGGTGGAGCGATCGCGCGTTGCTCGACAGCACCGTCGCGGTGACGGCGCGCCTCCCGAACCCGCGAGGCGGAGCATCGAAGACCACGCCGGCCGCCGGCCGGATGAGGTGGCGCAGCGCCGCGGGGTGAGCGAGAGCGACGTGCAGCGCCACCGCGCCGGGCCACCAGCTGTCGAAGCCGACCATGCCGATGATGCGGCCGCCCTCGTCGATCGCCTCGAGCGCCATGAACCCCGGGTGCAGCGCGAGGTGCGCCCGCTCGGCGATCCAGGGGTGGTGCTCGGGAGGCGCGGCCTGCACGCGGATCACAGGAAGCCCCCCACGTCGTAGGCGACGTCGACCCCGACGAGTACCGTGCGCGCCTTCGCGGACCCACGAATCGCGAACGCCACCTCGGGGCCCATCCCGGCCGCGCCGGACACGCGCTGCGAGGCAGAGTAGCCCGCCGCCCAGACCGCCTGATCCCACGCGGCCGCGTCCCACGCGGCGATTCCGTTGGCGGGCGCCAGCGCCGGCGCCGCCGCGATCTCGCCCATGTCCCAGTGGTAGCGGGCGCGGATCTCGTACGCGGGCGCGCCGGCCTCGCCGAGGAACGTCGGTCGCATGAGCTGCACGCGCTTCTGGCGCGGGTCGCCCAGGTTCTGGAACCCGGTGAGGAGCGACCACTGCACCGGCGCGTACGAGGCCGGGTCGGCGAGCGTCACGCCGTCGATGTAGCCGTCGTTCACGAGCACCCGGCCGTCCTCGCTCCCGAAGTAGAGCGAGCCCGACCACGGCACCGCGTGCGCGCCCATCGGGAGGTCGCGGTACTCGCTCCAGCCCTTGTTCCAGAGCGACATCGCGAGCTGCGTCGTGGGCTGGTTCGCCGCGACCGGCACGGTGACGATGAGCGTCGCGTCCTGGGGGTGCAGCGCCATCGACCAGCCACGCAGGTTCCGGTTCGCCACCTGGCGCTGGTTGAAGAGGTTCCCGATCTTGTGCGTCTCGTAGCTGCCCGCGTCCGGCGAGACCGTCGAGCCGGACACGAGCGTCGAGAGCTTCAGGATCCCGAGCGACGACATGAGCAGGAGGTCGCCGCCGAAGTCCGTGCAGAGCCGCCGGCCCGCCGGCACCGCGCCGGCGAACCAGACGCCGCGCAGCTGGAACGCGCCCAGGGTCGCCGGGTCGGTGCCCTGGTACACGAGGACGTCGCCGCCGCCGGAGACGGCGACGAGCTGGTCGTCGATGCCCGAGCCGCCGTCGAAGGTCCAGCTCCAGAGCCCGCGCAGGTCTCCGCCGGCCTTGAAGCGGGCGCCGAAGTTGAACGCCGTCGCCGCCCCGTAGATCGCGTTCGCGGGCAGGTACCAGCCACGCCCCGTGTCGCGCTCGACGAACCAGACCCGGTTCTTCCAGGTGGTGACGAACGCGAAGTTCGCCGGGTCGCACCCGCTCACCTGGCCGGCGCCGGCACCGAGCGCGACCTTCGCCCACGTGTCGGTCGACTCGGTGTAGACGTGGTAGCCGTTCGCCTCGTCGCAGTAGAGCAGGAAGTGCCCGGCCGCGGTCACCATCACGGTCGAGACGCCCCAGCCCGAGTCCGCGCTCTGCGTGCCGAAGACGACGAGCTGCGTCGGCGCGGCGCTCGAGTCGGTGACGTCCCAGATGCCCGTCTCGGTGCAGGCGAAGAGGCGGTCCCGCGTGCCGCTCTTCACGCTGCCAGTGAACGCGAGCAGCGAGCGCACCGGCCCGCCGAGGCCGGTCACCCACTCGCGCGAGCCGAGCCTGGTGCGGAGCCCGTACTCCGCGGGGATGAGGTTGTAGCGGAAGATGCAGTCGCCGGGCGGCATCGCCGCGCCCGACGAGATCGTGTTGATCGACCCCATCGGCGCCGGGATGCTGATGCGCCGCAGGCGGTCCGCCTGGACGCCGCGCCGGCGAGCAGGGCTGGGGAAGTAGCCGCGGCCCATGCCCTAGCTCCCGAACCCCGAGGGCGGCGTGCCCGGCCGGTCGAGGTAGCGGTCGGCGATGCCGGCGCCGCCCATCCGCAGCGTTCGCGCGCCCGTATTCTTCACGATCGCGTGCTCGAGCCGGCGGTCGTACGCGGCCTGCGCGGCGGCGGCGTCGAACCCGCGCGCGCTGAGAAACGCGAGCTTCAGCGCCGAGATGACGAGCAGCGGGTCGTACAGGATCCAGTCGTCGTTCGCCGTGGGCTCGTCCTTGTCGAGCGCCACGCCGTCCGACGAGACCCAGTTCGACGACAGGTACTCGAACACGACGTTCGCCCCGGGCGACGGCGCGACCGGGAAGACGAGCTGCGAGCCGAGCAGGCGGAACGGGAGGTTCAGGACGATGTTGGCGAGCTGCGCCTTGATCGTCTGCGCCTCCTGCGAGGTGAGCGGGCCGAGAAGCGGGAGCCGCTGGGTGCGGTTCCAGCCCGACCCGTTGATCATCTGGTGGTAGTCGGCGGGCAGATCGTAGGCGGTCTGCCCCTCGACCGTGACGAAGGCGTGCTCCTTCACGAACTGCGTCCAGTCGTGCTCGGCGTTGAGCTCCTCGCCGGCCGTGGCGAGGAGCTCGCGGAGCTGGACGAAGAGCGGGTCCGTCGAGGCGTAGACGTCCGGCGAGCGATCGAGCCCCACCTGCACCGCGACGCGGTTGATGAGGTTCGCGGCCTGGTCGCACCCGAGCGTGATCGCCACGGACCCCTCCTACCGCGCGGCGCGCCGTTTCTCGGCCGCCTTCTGGACGATGTCCTGGACCTGCTTCTCGAGCGCGGCGATCCGCGAGTCGCGCTCGTCGAGCTCCTTCTGCATGCGCACGAGCGGCGCCTGCCCCTTCGCGGCCTCGAGGAATGCCTGCGCCTTCTTCTGGTACTCGCGCAGGCCCGGGAACCGCGAGACGTCCGAGTCGCTCATCGTGGCGAGCTGCTCGACCGTGCGGCAGTTGAAGAAGCGGAGCTCCTCGACCATCGACTTCGCGAGCCACGTCACCGTCGAGAGCGGCGTGCCCGAGGCGGCGTCCTGGTCGCGGTTCTCGCGGAAGGCGCGGTACTGAGCCGCGTACTCCTTGCGGTCGCGATCCTCCACCGGTCGGTGCACGATGTCGCGCTGCCCGGGGATGATGATCTGCACGTACTCGACGTCGCGGAAGATATCCCGGCCGGCCGCCTCGATCTTCAGGGTGCCGGGCTCCTTCCCCTTCGTGATGCTGATGCCCTTCTCCTTCGCGATCGCGACGCGGACGTCGTCCTCGGGCACCTCGCCGCCCTTCGTGAGGACCTCGTCCTTCACCGGGTGCCACCCGAAGATGACGAGGTTTCCGCCCGCGGCCTTCTTCTGCTGCTCTCCGAGATCGCTGAGATCGAACTCCGGCATGAATTTCTCCGCTGGGTCCTGGGTGAAGTGGGCCCGCCCGACCACCCAGGAAGCCGGGCGGGCCCAAGTAGCCCCGCGAAGAGCGGGGCCGACGCGTCAGGCGTTGTCGAAGTCGGCCGTGGCCGGGTTGCAGGCGAAGTTGGCGATGAGGGTCGCCGTGTCCTGCGCCGTGACGGAGCGGGCGCCGATGACCTGGTCGCCGGCGACCGCGAGGTCGTCGAGCACCTCGCCGGCCGCGGCGATGTAGAGGGGCGCGTTGGCG